TTGATTGGGGACGCTAGCCATGAGCGGGATTGCCAACATGCTGGCCCGTGGCGTAGTGCTGCTGGCGAATGCGGCTGCAAAGCTGCAAACCCTGCAAGTCTCGCTGTTGGATGACGAAAAGAAGGACGGCCTGGAGCATTTCGAGTCGTATGGCTTCACGTCGAACCCCAAGCCCGGCGCGGAAGTCATCGCGGCCTTCCTCGGCGGCGACCGCTCGCACGGCATTGTGCTGTGTGCGGCGGACCGGCGTTACCGCATCAACACCCTGGCATCGGGCGAAGTGGCGATTTACACCGACGAGGGCGATTCCATCGTTTTGCACAGGAACAATACCATGACATTGACCACGCGAACATTGAACATCAACGCCACCAACATTGCATCGGCAGGGACTTGGGCGCATACCGGCGAACTGACCGCCAACGGAAAATCCTTGCCGCACCATGTCCATGTCGATCCTCAAGGCGGCAATACCGCGCAGCCGACCTGATGGGCAAAGAGAAATGCCGCGATTTGCACTTGAAAATCCCCACACATAGAGGCAGGGCATGAATTTAGACATCAATCTCAACATCATCTTTAAACCTGAGGAAGCTGATGTTGTTTCAATTCTCAGGCAACTATTTAGAAAGGTAGAAGTCATGTCAAACATACTCGACACCCTCACAGTACAAGTGGCGGCGGTTAAAACCGTCAACGATTCAGCCATCACCTTGCTTAACGGCTTGCATGCCAAGCTGGACGAAGCGATAGCCAATGGCGACACGGCGGAATTGCAGGCATTAAGTGACAGTTTGGGGGCGGATACCCAAGCCCTGGCGGATGCCGTATCTGCCAATACCGTGGCCGACCCGGCACACGTGGGATAGCCCTAGGGCAAATGTCACAAAAAAGGGGGATGCATTATGCATCCCCGAATGATGTTTTACCTTTGATGGATATATTATACCTCAATCCTCCTGTTGCCCCGGTTCATCCTGCCCCCAGGGTGATTTTTTAAACAATTATAAAGTTCTCGCAGAGTTTTTTTACCGGCTGCGATCCTACAGGCCTCTGTTAAAAAAATTCCTTAAAATGATTAATCTCCCGCTCCAACTCTATATCAATGGCGTCGCCACTCAGGTGGATGATGTCTGCGACCGGCTGATGCGCAGCGTCATCATTTCGCTTTTTACTTGGCGGCGGGCCAATCCCGAAGATGTTTTGCCTACGAATCAAAAATTCGGCTGGTGGGGTGACACCTTCCCGGTCAGTTCCGTCGACCGCATAGGGTCGCGGCTTTGGCTGCTGTCGCGGGAAAAGCTCATGCCGGACATTCCCGCCAAGGCGCAAGAATATGCCGAAGAGGCGTTGCAATGGCTGCTTGACGATGGCGTCGCCGGTGCCATTTCAGTACTGTGTGAGATCCAGGGCACTGACCGGCTGGCGATGCAAATAGTGATCGTGCGCGGATCGGCAACGATCAACCTGCGCTTTGACAACCTTTGGAATTGACAGGTAAAAACCCATGTTCAACCGCCCATCCCTGTCCGAACTGATCAACCGCATTCGCGAAGATGTACTGTCGCGGATAACGGATGACGACCCGCTGCGCCGTTCGGATGCCGAGGTCTATGCGCGGGTGCTGGCCGGTGCAGGGAATGAGCTTTACGGTTATCTGGATTGGCTGGCCGCCAACGTGATTTACGACACAGCAGACGATGACATGCTGCAACGCTGGGCGGCAATCTGGGGCATCACCCCGGTTGCCGCGTCTTTTTCCATCGGCACGGCGACATTCAGCGGCTCGAACGGGGCGATAATCCCGGCCGATAGCATCCTCCAGGCTTACGACCAGGTTCAATACACCGTCAATGCCGATGTCACCGTTGCCAGCGGCACGGCAGTGGCGGCGATCACCGCCATCATTGCGGGTGTCGCGGGCAATCGCACCACAGGCCAATCCTTTAACCTGATTTCGCCTATAGCCGGGGTGCAGTCCGTCGCCACCGCCTCGGCACTCACCGGCGGCGCGGACATTGAAGGCAGCGATGGCTTGCGATCCCGGTTCCTGGCCAGGATTCGCCAGCCGCCCCATGGCGGGGCTTCATTTGATTATGTCGCCTGGGCGCTTGAAGTATCAGGCTTCACACGGGCCTGGTGCTATCCGCAGGAACTGGGGCTGGGGACTGTGACCATCCGCGGCATGTGCGACTTTAGCTATGCGGACGGCATACCCTTGAGCGGCGATGTTGCCGCATTGCAAGCGCATATTGACGCTCTCCGGCCCGTCACCGCCACCGCTTATTGTGTCGCCCCGGTTGCCGATGTGTTGAATTTCACCATCGCAGCCTTGGTGCCTTCCACGCTTGCCGTGGAAAACGCCATCATTGCGGCATTGCAGGAATTGATCGTCGCGGAAAGCTACCCCGGCGGGACGCTGCTGATTTCCCATATCCGTGCGGCGATCAGCGGCGCGACGGGGGAATATGACTATTCGCTGACCTCGCCTGCGGCCAATGTAACCCATGGCACCGGGCATATTGCCACGATGGGGACGGTGACATGGGTTTAAGCGCAGCAGATTACCAAAACCACCTGGCCGCCCTGTTACCGCCTGGCCCCGCATGGCCGTCCGATGACGGCGGCGACATGGAGGAATTATTGCTGGGCCTGGCGCAGGAATTGGCACGGATTGATGCCAGGGTAGACGATCTGATTGCCGAGGCTGACCCGCGCTACACGCAAGCTTTATTAAGCGAATGGGAACGTGTGTTGGCTTTGCCGGATGTTTGCATAACGGCGGTCGGTGCGCAAAGCACACAAGAGCGGCGGTCGGCTCTGGTGTCCAAGCTGATTCAAATTGGCGGGCAATCGGCGGCTTACTATATCGCCGTGGCGGCGGCCCTTGGCTTTTCAATCACCATCACCGAGTTTAATCCGTTTGTCTGGACGATGCCGCTATCCCTGCCCATGTGCGGAATGGATTGGCAGTTTGTCTGGCAAGTCAATGCCCCATTGGTTTCCCGTCGTTATTGGCTTTGCACCGACCCTGCCAGCGATCCTATGTCAACCTGGGGGAACGGGCTTTTAGAATGCGTGCTCAACCGCATCAAACCCGCCCATACGCTCATTTTATTTTCCTATACCTAAAACTCATGAAAAATTCATTTCTTGCAAATGCATCGGCAACGCCTCCTGCCGCCCCTGCAACCCCTTCTGTCGGGTATGTCATCGATGGAAATCCTGGCGGGGGTGTCCCGGCAACAATTGTAGGCTCCCATGCAATCAATGCCGTGTTTCAGGAATTGCTGACCGTCATCAATGCTGCAAGCATCACGCCGGATGCCGAGAACAACACCCAACTATTGGCGGCGCTCCGTGCCATCGGCTCGCCTGCTGGGTTAATCCAGCCGTTTGCGGGCAATGCGGCCCCCCCGGGATGGCTTGGCTGCAATGGCGCGGCAGTATCGCGCACCACTTATGCCGCGCTGTTTGCCGCCCTGGTGACCAATGCCGGATTTACGCCGCAGACCTTCACAGTCACCATCGCCAACCCCGGCGTATTCACCAAGTCCGCGCATGGATTTACCGACAGCGAACGGCTTAGGCTTTCGAGCACGGGCGCGTTGCCAACCGGGCTAAATACGGCCACCGATTATTATGTCCTTTGGATCGACGCCAACACGTTCAACCTTGCCTTGACCCCTGGCGGTGCGCCAATCGTCACCACGGGTTCGCAGTCGGGTACGCATAGCTACACACAGTCTTTATGGGGTTTGGGCGACGGCTCGACCACGTTCAACGTCCCCAATCTGCAAGACGCCATCCTGAAAGGCTCGGGCAGTGCAAGGCAGGTCGGCACATGGCAAAAGGGCACGCTTAACAGCATTGACACAGCACTCCCAGGCATTTGGAACGTAAACACCTCGGCATCCAACGCAAACCTGAGCCGCGCAGTAGGGCTGGACACCTACGACACGGCGACCTACCCGACCGCAGCCCTGTCGTCATTGACCACGAGCGGGGTGACGGCGCTCCCCGGATCGTCGGAAGCTTGGAGCGGGGTTGCCAGGCCGAATAACATGGCGGTATTGATGTGCGTAAAATATTGATGGAAGGTAATTCCGGGTAAAAATCCGGGTAAATCCGCTATGCAACGCTATGCAAGCATGTCATGGCGCAACCTATCGACATGGATTGTATGTTTTATTTTACAATGACTTGTAAACAAGCCGGTTTTTCGCCCTTGCACTGCTCGATGATGTTGCGGGCGGTCCGGTTAAGCAGGACCACGCCATCCTGCTGGTTCTTTGTGCCGGTCCAGCCGTGGGCCTGCGGCCTGCCGGGGACGACGAAGACGGGCGCGGAGATTTCGGGGACTTGGGCCAGCCAGTCCCAGCGCAGCGAGCAAAGCGTCTGTTCCCGCAACCGCTCTGAAAAGTCTATAGATTTCTCATGAAACCTACATATTTCTTCATGCTTCAACGCCTCAAGTTTCACGCCGCTTTCGCGATGCCAGAGCTTGATGCTCCACATGCTGACGCCGCAGAGCTTGCGGCGTATTTGGCTAGGTTCCTAGCCGCATTCAAATCACGGTCCATGTCGTTGCCGCAGTCACACACCATCCGGCGTGACGACAGAGGCATTATGTGTATCAAACCGCAGCTTGAGCATGTCCTGCTGCTCGGGAACCAGCGATCCACGATGACCACGTTCGATCCGGTCATCTTTGCCTTGTACTCGATTTGCCGCCTAATCTCCGAGAATCCGCCGTCCATGATCGAACGGGCAAGGCAATGGTTTTGCACCATCCCCGACACGTTCAAGTCTTCGATTGCGACGGTATCGAATTCGGTTGCCAGGCGGGTAGTCAACTTGTGCGCGGCATCGTTGCGGATGTCGGCAATCCTCTTGTGCAACTTGGCAAGCTTGGTTTTCGCTTTGCGCCAGTTTGCGGAGCCTTTCACTTTTTTGGAAAGTGACTTGTTGAGACGGCGAAGCCGCTTCAATAATTTCTTATGTGGCTTTGGGCCTTCGACGGTTTCGCCGTTTGAGAGGACCGCCAATGCCTTTATGCCAAGGTCGACGCCGACCGTGCCGTTGTTGGCTTTGCGTTCCAGTTGGGCTTCGGTTTCTATGGCGAGCGCGACATGCCATCCGTCTGCCATCTTTGAAACGACGGCGGATTTGATTTGTCCTGGGAACCGGACCGATTCGCGCATCCTGACCCAGCCTATGACGGGAAGCTTTACGCTTTTTCCATCGACCGACACGGCATCCGCGCCTTTCTCTTGCGGGCCATTATCGGCGCGGAATGAATCATGAACGCCTTTTTTCTTGAATTTTGGGTAGCCTACTTTCTTGCCTTTCACGCCTTGTTTGACACGGCGGAAAAAGTTCTGGAATGCAGTGCCGACATTCTTGATGGCCTGTTGCGGTGCGCATTTGGTGACTTCCATCGCCCAGGGGAATTCGATTGGCTTGATTGCGTTGTACTCGCGGCGAAGCGCAAGCGCGGACGGCTTCAAACCCGCCTCGTATTGTTCAATCCACTTGCCGAGCGCCCAGTTGTAGGCATGGCGGGCCACGCCGCAAGCCTTTCCGAAATACTCGGACTGTGCGCTATTCGGATTCAGTTTTATCTTGTGGACGCGGATCATATAAGCCGTATTCTTCGCCGATCTTGTCGGCGTTTGACTGAAGTTCAAGCATCAATTTTCGGTGTTTGTTGCTTCTGCTTCCATAAAGCCGCGCAGAGAACACTGTTATTATTTCAAGCACGTCCTGTGCTAATTCAACCTCAAAGCTGGGTCGCTCGCCTTTATGGATAATCACAATCTCGATGCCTTGGATTTCGCACAATGCGAACACAAGTTCAGCGCCAAACCGGAGCAACCTATCCTTATGCGTAATAACAAGCCTGTTCATTTTTTTGTGCAAGATAAGCTCGCACAATTTTTTCAATCCTGGCTTGTTGTAGTTCATGCCGGAGCCAAGGTCGCGAATCACCTCGGAACGCCAGCCTTTCGCCGCGCAGTAGGTTTCCAGCATTTCGTGCTGCCTGTCCAAATCGCCTTTTTGGTCATGGCTGCTGACTCTCGCATAGCAAATGGTCGGCGCGTTTATGTCTCCAAGGCCAATCAACACGGAGGCGTCATAGAAGCGAGTCCCGCCTTTGGTCTTTCTGGCTGGTTGCAATTCGCCGGATTTCTCCCAGCGCCGGAGCGTTTCAACGTTGACACCCAAAAGCGCCGCAGCTTCGCCAATCTTTACAAGTCGTTTTTCCATTTGTATAGATTATAGCACAAATGTATAAATTACAAGCTACAGTTTCAAGCCCCTTTCGTTATCATCCAAATTACGGGCCATATCGAACGCATCCCTATAGCCTAAAATCTCGGCCACATCGGTTGCGACAAACCACGGGTTGCCGTTTTCATCGGCTTGCACACGCAAAGGATGTTTAGTTAGAAATTGAAACGGAGTCAATTGATTTGATTGATTTTCGCTATTGATAGTCATTAAATACCGCTCTGAAAAGTCTATAGATTTCTCATGAAACCTACATATTTCTTCATGCTTCAACGCCTCAAGTTTCACGCCGCTTT